CTCCATTTACCCTCAGCGGAGAGTCAGCCAGAAGAAGTTCTCGACCGAACGATTCCTCCATCACCCATCTGGTAACGGCAGCGTTAACCAGACAGAGGATCGGGAATGAGACGGGAGAACCCATCAGCTGACCCCATTCCTGCTGTTGGCCCTCGATCTCATGGCCAACGAGACACTTTTGGAGGACGATCTGCTCCTCCAGGGGCACTCGCGCAAGCCGACAGAACTCATCCAGAGCGGCTCTGGAGAGGTCCGGGTGAAGGTTGTCGGTAGCAGCTGTGTAGTCACCGCTGACCATAACGGAATAAATCCTGGTCAGCCGTGGAACCCAGCAAATATCGGCAACATCCTCTGCCTCTATCGGAGCCCCCGTCAAGCGGAAAGATCGAACCGCTTGCATGATCCCCCACAGGCACCGCTGCCAATTGCGTGCGATCTGGTAGGGTTTGGACTCGCCCATGGAGACTACCCGAACCTTAAAAGGTTCGAGGATTGCCTCCCGTCGGACGAGAACAGGTCCACCCAGACCATCTCGCGTTGGCTGCAGTCGCTCTCTCACCTCCTCAGGATCACATGGAACGTAAAGTGGCGCTACTTTTGTGCGCAACTGTACGTAACCTACGAGAAACGGGAAGGAGAGGCACTGGAGTGGATCAGGGTCCAAGAGGTGTGCGAAAGCACCACCTTTGGACCGGGGGTTCTCATAGCAGGCCGAGAGGGTTGGTATCCGCCCACCATGGGTTGATCTCCAACCTTTCTCCCGGGCTTCACTCCACACCTCCCGGACAGTCCTTCGCACCTGTTCTTCCAGATGACCAATCGGTGGATGCTCAAGCCGTTCCTCTGTGAGGATACGGCGGTTGTCCTCGAGTGCGGCGGCGACAAAATCGTCGTCCACCCGCGGAGCAACCCTCTTGGCCTGGTACAAACTATAGGCCAACTGAACATCCCGACGTCTCCGTCGAAGAACAAGGCGCATCCAGACTTTCCGGTGGGTGCCAGAACTGAAGAGGGCACCGTCGGCATGCGCCCAAGGGAGCCATTCGGGACGCTCGGGGGTCGGATTCTCCAGACTCTTCGCAAGGAGGTAAGCAGTCTCATACTTGAGATACTTTTCCATTTTGCCGATAAGGGCATAAGTGAAAAGTTTCCCAAGGAGAATGTATAACTCCTTGTGGGTCATGGAGATCCCGAAGACCTCCAAAGTCTCCCGATAGGCCTCCACCATCACCGTCGCCTTTTCAAACGACTGGTCAAAGAGGGCCCGAATCCAATCGTCATACGACTGGAGACGGCCCCCCGGGGGGGTCCCATCGTCGAATCGCTCGGCGATGGTCCTAGATACTTCAGGCACCCAGTACTGATTATACCCAAAAATCTTGGCTATATCAGACCGGAGATCCCTTTCTCTAGGAGGGAGTTTCCGGAGCTGGGCCACAAATCCAGCCAGCTCAAGGACGTGGTTCTTGAACTCCATGAAGTGATGGGATTTATTCCATTGTTCC